ACCGAAGGTTTACCGCACTCTGGTTTGTGTACAGGGTTCTGCCCTCCACCAGGAACGCCTCGGATTCTGCACCTATCATGTCCAGAGGGGTCACACAATACGGGTTGCTCGGCAGCTGGTATGCATAAGCATAATCTGAGCCCACTATGTCCATTGACAGCTGGGCCAGGGACCTCCGGGCAATAGCGCAGGACCAGGGAGCAGAGCCCAGCACTTCATCAACCGTAGGCTGATAGAGTATAATGCAGTTAATCCCCTCTTCGCTTGACTCGTCACCAAGCGAGAGGATACGTGCAGCACCCACGTGCAGCAGCGCCATATTGCAGATTGTGGTATCGGATACAGCCATTATTCTTTTTCACTTTCTTCTTTAGATTCTTCTTTCAGTCCCATCTCTTCTTTGGGGGACCGGAGCTCTTCAAAGTGCTTGCTGGTTTTCACATTCGCAGGTACAGGATAGCGCTTGCCTGCAACGCAGTACCCGAGCCCCATGTTCCGTGCCAGACAGGTTGTTTTGCATAGCACTTGTTTGGTACCAACGCTTTTCTTTGCCATAGGTTACTCTCCTTGTGTTTTTTTGAAGCGGGGAAGCACGAGGCCTCCCCGCTGTTTTTTTCTGTTACAGCGACTTCACCGGATGGTTCGTGATGAACAGCGATGCTTTCCCGCTACTCACATCTCCAGCACCCGTAAGTGCAGCTTTCACGTACCTTCGCACATCAGGCGGAAGTGCAAAACACCCGAGCACTTTGCCTTTTGTGGCAGAAGCCTGGGCTATTGCGTCCCCAGTGAAGATATCCGCGTAGCTTGAGTCATCAGCGCTGTCATAGACAACCATCTGAATGCTCGTTCCTGCGGATGGTGCTGTCGTCACGATTCCCACGGCATACAGCTTCCCGCTGCCTCCGACACCTGCGGCCTGGAGGTCGAGAGGAGTAGCTGCATCGGTTTCAGTAGCATTCGGCATATCCATATCTTCTTCAAATACCATTAGCGCATCATAAATCATCTCTGTCACCTCCTTAGCTCACCGCATCTTCGGTGATTAGAATAGAATCAAGCTTCCTGATCGGAATGTCCCAGAAATAGGTTACTGGTCTTCCGAACGGGTCCTTCTCGGTGTGTATGACATTCGGCTTGTCTTTGGCGATGATGTCCAGCTGGGACTTCAGCGTCCCGTTACAGTACGCAACCGCCTTAGACGGATCCGGCAGCCGGTTGTACGCCCTGATCAGCTCGTCCTCATCCAGAAGGTTCGATGCTCCGGAAGTCTCGACATTGCAGATCCTCTGGACCGCCCTATCGTCCTTCACAGCCAAACCAAACCTGAACTTGAACTGGGTCACCCAGGCGTAGTAATAATTGCCGTCACTGTCTTCTACTCTTTCAAGCCCTTTGTCTTTCTGGTCCACCCCGACATACTTGTGGCCCCTGGGATAGAACAGAAACACGCCGTCAAATCCCCACTGGATGATCAAGAATGAGGAAAGGTCGCTTCCTGTTCCCCCGCACCCGTTTACATTGTCAAGTGACAAATCATTGTACAGGGTTACAAGGCCGTTCAGTTCTTTGATGTCATCCGAGTGGTCACCATAGAGAAACTGCTGCCCGAACTTCTGCCGCATGGATTCCAGATGCAGGGTATCTTCCTGGTTTCTCTGCCCCGGTCCATCTGAGACTCCTTCCAGCGATAGTTCGTCTATCTGGCTCAGATCTTCAATAACAGTCATCTCCCAGATCTTCGGCTCAGTCTGAGCAGCTGAGGGTGCAACACCTTTGTTGATCCCACGCAGTGAGACACTGGGAAGTACTTTTACTTTCCCTTCACGATGGCTGAAAATGTCGTTTGCTTCCTTGAAGGGAGCGTCCTGTAGCACTGGAATCTTTTCGATGAGTTCGTTGGCAAGGTCTATGGTGGTGTTATTGTGTGTCCGGTTTGCCAATTCAGCAAGCCCGAACTTGTTTACGTCAGTCGTAGCCATTTGAACGCACTCCTAGAAATAGGTTTATATTCCCTATTCCCGGAATGATCACGTTTACCCCTTCGGACTTGCCTGGTACCCCCGCAGTGCATCAGTGAACTGCCTCCCGGTCCCCCTTTGCAGGCTTTCCGTTCAGCAGGCCCTCTGCAATACAGGCTCCCGAAACTTATCACGAAAGACTGGACGAAAATCTTCCTGGTTTCGGGTAAGGCCCAACGGGCCTTTTATTCATACATACTTGGATACTTCTCTTTTAATCGTTGCTGCCTTTTCTCCTCCTCGGTCTGCGGCCCGGTCCCTGGGACATCTCCTTCAATGAGGTAGTCTTCACCCAGGTCCTGGCCGATCTTTGAAAGCATGATTGCGAGTCCAGGATGGTTCTCCATACCGTCCTTTTCAATGAGCTTCTTGGTATCGTCGTCTCCGTATTTCATTGCTGTCTTTTTGGCCAGCTCCATCCGTTTGCTGTAATCGCTTCCCCAGAGGTCTCGGAGCTTTTTATTTGTCTGATCCCGATCTTCTTTCTGCGCCTGCAGCTGCGCCTGGTGACTTTCCTTTACACCTGCGGTAAACCAGTCGTACAGCCCCTCAGCTTGGCCTTTTGAAAGATTCAGCTGGTGAGATTTGTTTTTGTAGCCTGTAAGGAATTCCTCCGAGGTCTCGAGCGGAGCATTCTCGTCTTCTCCGAAATCCACCGGCTTCACGTCATACCCGTCGGGTTTGTCCGGTTTACCCAGCTTGGTGAAGAAGCTGTGCAGCTCCTCTGCAGGTGAGTCTTTGCCGGGAAGCTTCACCAGTCCCTCTGATTTTAGTTTCCTGTACTCGTCGAAAAGATGAGGTACGTCCTTCAGATCCTTGAGTAGTGTTTGTGCTTCAGGGTCTTCTTTTACTTCTTTGGGTATCTGTTCAGAAAATACCGGAAGTTCTCCTCCGGCCTGTTCAGGGCCATTCCCACCCTGGTTGTTATTATCTGGCATATTATTCCTCCAAAAAATTGATTTATATTTTAGTAGCGGATCTTCGAGAAGAACCGCTCATGAATAGCGAGAATCATAGCATCCTCCCGGCGGGTCGTAGGTTCACTTCCAAGTTTTGTTTTCATCGCCGTGAGAAAATCCCTGTCCTGCTTTTTCAGCCTGGCATCTCCTTCGAGATCGTCCAGCCAGGTGACAAAGGCTGATGCTCTGGCGTCTGTATTAAGCATGTTATTTCTCCTTCTTCTTTTTAGTTTTTACTTCTCCTTCATAGCTCTCACCGTTGATATAGCATATGTGCTGGTACTTGTTTTTACCGTGCTTGATGGTACGAACACGGCCTCCGTTTTTTACACATCGTTCAAACGCCTTTGGCATTCTTTTTCTTCCTCTCCTCCGGAGGCAGCGGGAGATTATCAAATAGTGCCTTTACAAACTGCGGCTTCATCGAATCTCCTACATACCTCGGATGAGTAAACCCCAGGTATGACAAAAGCCGTGTTGCATAGGTCCTGCGGGCCACATCACCGGGCTCCATCCTGGGAGGCTCATCAAAGAACCCCAGGTCCGTCAATATGACCTGCAGGGCTACCTGTCCCTCCCTGGTCTCAAATACCCTCCGCATGATTCTTTTCAGTTTCGGGTCTATCATTTATCAGCTCTGTTTATAATTTGATAAAAATTCCTGAACTACTTTTCTATCACCGTCCTTTTCATTTTCAGGTAAATCCTTGTAATCTGTATTCAGTTGTCTAGTCCATCTTTTAACCTTGTCTTCTGGTATGACAAAACCGTTATATATCGGCTCCATTCTCCCACATTTAAACAGCCATCTCATCCAACCCGACCATATATCATGTTGGATTTCTGCCATTCTCTCTTCATCAATTTGTATCATTTCACTATCAACTCCCTGACATCAGTTTATCCAGTGGTGAATCTTTCTCAATCTTCTTGCTGAGCTTCTGTACTGTTTCCGCCCCTTCTTTTGCCTGCTCTTGCTGCATCATCTGCTGCTGTGCCTCGGCCCGGGCCTGCCTTATTGCTGCAACTTCTTCTTTAGTATGAATGTCTTTCTGTGGAAAATTATAAGCTTCCAAAATTTCCCGGGTTGATTCATCCCAATTGGGTATATCACCGACTTCTGGTTTTGCACCCATGAGCTGAGCAACTGCAGTTAACCCATGTGTAATAGGATTGCTCCTGAACAGCTGCTTCTGGATCCTGGCCAGTGGCCCGATGTAGTCTATCTCAATTCCTGCCCCTCCGTACTCATACAGGATATCCGGCATCTCCGGGAGCCTGCCGTTCTGGTACTCGATCATAAAAGTTCTATTCATGACGGGGTCCAGGATCTCTGTTTCAAATCTTCCCACTGCAGTGCCTAGTACAGCGGCCTTCTCTCCACGGAGCTCATTCACTTCAAAGGCTGTTTTCGTTCTCTCGGCTTCTGCCAGCATCAGGAAGAAATCCACCATCAGCAGTTTCTTGATATTCTCCCGCTTGTCCTCGATGTAATCCTTCACTACAGCGTAATCACCGATATTGTTAATGACCTCGATCTTCTCCTGAGAATAATTCTCATAATAGTTCTTTCCGTCAGGGCCCAAACGCAGTCTTCCCATATGCTCGGCAGGTGCGTAAACAGGTAAACCTTTAGCTTTCTGTACCATAATACCAACTGCTTTGTAAAAATCGTTTAGCATGATTATATCGATTAATGCATCGTGCACCAGGCCTCTGCCATAGAAATACGGGGCAACTTTGTCAAACCGCCAGGTGCAGTATGGGTTTTCATAATAGCCGTTTTCGCTAAGGGGCTTGTCTTTTGATTTCGGGTTCTCCGCTTCTATGTAAAGAGAAATCCATGGTTTTACTTTTGGAACGCTGTCCTTATAAAACTTTTCATTTCTTTTGAATACGTAATGCAGGAACTTGTGTTTCCTGTCCATAG